GTCTCATTTACTAAAACGTAGAGCTTTCCACCCGATGGACTTCCGATCATTTGTAGATCTGCAGCAGAACCAGTTATGCGCTGCAGAGTTTTTCCAGTGGTAGCCGTAATGGTGTTTGATGATATTGTCGCAGTCTCAGAAGTATAATAAACATTCGCAGCTTTCCATTTAGAAGCCGCGTTATCATAGATTAAATATTGTCCATCGGTAGGGGAAGCCGTAAAATCGATGTCATCCAAGTCTTTGAGCTTTTCCGCTCCTCGCCCATGAGTAACGAAAACCGCGAAAGTATGAGGTCCGCCACTATTTGGCGTTGTTACATCGATTTTTGTTTTCAAAAATCCTGCAGTTGCCGCGATTGTCCATCCAGCTGCTACAGGATCGGAAACTCTCGTCAAGTTCGGATGAGTACCCGTGTATAAGAGCACCTTTAAGTCCGCAAACTGCACACCAAAGTTATGGTCAATAGTCGTCACTGTTGAGTCAGCAACACTTGCTGCAGTGTCCCAACGTCCAGCTAGATCATCACCAATATTGGTATAAAGTGTTTCAATGCTCGCATGTAAACCGCTGCCTCCAGCAGTTCCTAGAGCGGGATGGTCTAGCTTGCTGCGCCCGACTATTGTCATAATTCAACCCCATATCGCTTTAAGTGTTCAGCCCATTGTTTTAATCGTGACGCTAAAGCTTCTATATCATCCTCACCAAGCGTCATTATAAAACCATCGCAAAGTAAACCGTGAGAATTTTTCTTTGCATGTAATGACATTAAACGAGTATAGCCGCAAACAGGCGACCAATGCTCAATCATATGCATTCTATAATAAAATCCAGATTTCTTAATTTCTTCAGCATCAACATATGATTTAATATTTAGTCCACTCAGGATAGATAAAGCCTTGATCAAGTTCCCATCGCTCAACTTTGGTACTCCCATCAGCAAAAACCGTAAAAAGTTTTCTTGGTGTCCTCAGTCTAGCTCCGTAAATAAAATTTATCGATCCCTTATCATTAGAAATAAGAGCCGCTAAATTCTCAAAGTTCAAAAATTCATCTCCAGCGACTCTAGCAAACTCCCTAACCTCACGAGTGATAAAGTGCTTGCCTTCTATGCTAACCCAAAGCAACCCTTCCTTAGATTGCATCGCGGCCATATCGGTCAATTGCGAGCTTGCGCTATTCCAAACCCCAGAGCGTGATGGCTTTGAAACCCATTCCATCTTCCAACGAAACAGCCATCGGTTCCCAGGATCGCTTCTTAAATGAGCGTGAGGATCGTAACTATGCTGTATATGCATAGCTAATTACGGTATCAAATTGCACAATGCCGCCATCCGTACTTGCCAAATGCAAATAACTACGCAGACGAATATGACCACGGTTTCCTAGCACTGTATCAGTTGACTTGCCAATTTTGCCGGTTACAGGTGTCGTAGCGTCAACTTCGCTTGATCCGTTCCAGTAACTACAAGCGTCAACGTGAAGATCAAAGGCATTCGCTAAGGACAATCCGTCTTTACCTGTGTACGTTTTCCCGAAGATTCGCTTCTGACCAGTTGCTTCCCGTGCATAAGAAAATTGGTTGGCAGTGGAAACATCCCATGACATATCCATATGATAACCACGACTCAAACCATCGTTATTATTGGTAGTAGCGCCCGTATCTGCAGCGCCATAAGCTCCAATAGTTGTAAAGTCTGCTGCAGCCGTATTGGCTCCGCCGTATGTGCCGGTATATTGTTGCAGGTAGAACTTGACATCTGTTATAGGATCGGTTACGGCATCATGACGTATAAATAAATCTTGATGACCGGTATTGCCTGACTGTGATATAAGTGGCGCATATTGCCCGTTAGTCACTTGACCCATATCAAGCCCAGTACTGCCCCCAGCCAAACTGTCTGATACATTCGCGCCTGTAATGGTCTCGGACACCGTAATCGTTACTGCCATTTTTATGTCTCCTCGTTAATCGTTTGATTATAGCCGCCAACTATGCCAAGACCCGCGCCTGCGTAACCAGGGAAGGGCAAGATTTGCATTGACCAAAGCTCTACTGGAATTTGAATACCAGTCGGATTATAGCCTTTTGTCCTGATCATTGCAGGAACATTCTCGTATATAACCGAGCCAATTTCAATGTTTAGAAAAACAAAGTCACCGACATCAAGCAGAAGGCTTCTCCAAGTCAATGAACATTCCACGGTTTCAAATAGAGAAGAGCTCATTCTTAAAATTTCAATCAGCTGGTTAGATACATCTGCATCTATATAAAGGTTTGGGAATTCTATTTTTTTAGATATGAATTTCCCAATCTGGTTAAATGAATCGATATTATGATAGATACTGCTAACCCTACTTTGCTGATTCCTATTAGGGTGATAATCAAAACTAGCTTGAGCTCTATTGAAATTATTCCTTTCGTCAGTTCTTGGTCTAAAGCTCTTTTCGACTATATCCCAATTTTTTATAGTATATGATGGAGATGGATTCCAATCCTCAAAATGCAAGCTATTTATCTTGAGTTTCAAATTTTTATCGATGAAAACCTCTAATCTAACTTGTTCCAAAAGACTTAAAACGTATTCCATAACCGGAGTCGGTTCATTCTCCCATATCCTAGATTTTATCGTCGATATAGAAGATTGAGCCGGAGCAGCTTTATCTCTGTACGTTGTCCAATTTGAATCAAAATCACCTGATATAGCTCCTGCCTGTGTGATTAAAATATCTCTGGCCTGCCATACAATATTATCGTCATAAGTACTGAGATCTTTCCCTTTAACACGGACAAAAAACTCATCACCTTTTTCATAAAGATAGGCTGCCCCATCGGGAGCCCAAAGATTCCCTGTATTCTGTAGAATTTCAAAATAATTATTAGTAATAGCTACATTCACAACATCGGCGGGTGTAACTTGATAATAAACATCGCTTTTTTTAAGATACACGTTGGAATTATCAAAATACGTTAGATCATGTTCTGCGATTCGAAATTGTACAGCATCCCTTGAACCGCCTATTACATTTGAATTCGCGCCATTTAAAACATAAACTGGCACAATAGCCGGATCATTTTCTAAAGCTGTTGTATAATCGCCATAAATTACGGGTAGAACCTTCCCAACCGTTCCATCGTCAAGATCTGGATAAACCGTGCGTGAAAGCGTAGTTTTAGGGAATGAAACATTAAATTTTTCCCTATCATCTCGCGCTATAAAACTTACTGAGGAGACACTTCTGGAAAAGCCGCCGACCTCTGTTATTTTACCAGCAAAAATAGTCATGTAAGTCGCTGCTTGTTCAGCTAATCCGATCTTGACGATAATTGATCGACCAATAAAAGAATCATAACTACCACCACCAGGCAGGTATTCATTAAATCGACCATCAGCATTTGATAATTCTATCTGTAAAATACTAAATTGCAGCGATGGCGAGAGCCATTCCCCCACGGTTCTAGTGATTGTGGGAAAGACCAGCAAAGCTTCGTAAAAGATACCACCGACGTATTTATTCCTATCGCTGGCATATATATAGCCTCCACCAGGCTTTTCAATCTCTAGAACCATCTCGATTCTAGTATCAAGATTGTCTGCACAAGAATTAAGCAGAGCTTGATCTAAAATCGCAGCCGTTAGATAGCTTCTTCTATTGCTGCTGCTCATAGCGCCTCATCTACGGTTATATCAAGGTCAATATAGTCGGCATTCTGGCCTATTACTTTGTGGTTTTCTACCGGAATTTCAGCCAACTTACCAAATACAGCAAACCGTGAAGCATATTCAGGAGTCGGTATCCATAAGCATTTGAGCGATGTTCTAGCGGTATCAATCACTCCCACTAAATTATCATAATTGTCTTTATTAAAGTCTAACCGTCTGAAGCTCAGACTTACAGCTCGTTTCAAAGCCCTATCATTTGAAATGGCTGTATAACCTTCTGTTCTAATTCTATCAGCAAAATGTGTTTTCCTTCGTACCACGTCATCAATGAAGCATTCACCGTTAAATATGATGGATGATCCAAACACAATCGTACCTATCTTGATGTTTTCAGAATTCGTGGTATCCACAATTTGGAAACGCCAATACCTATATGATGTCAAAGGTAAAGTCGGACTAATCCAATAAAGATTTTCGCGTTCTACTGTCAGTACTTCACTCATACCGACTATGACAAAAGTCGGATCATTTGAACCTTGCATTGTTACTGATGCTGACGTTGTGAAGTTATGACCCAATATCGCTAAGGTATCGTTAAATATACCCTGCGATATTTCCGTGTCGCATTGGATAGTGACTACTTTTGCAGTCGCCTGATATCTCTGCTCAACTATGTCAGTATTGACATTGTTGATCCCAAAGTCTCCGGCTTCAGTTCCCCCAGAAATGACTGACCAGTTTGTGCCAGATGTTCCGCGAGATGGGAAGTCACAAAGAATCCTAAGATTCGTCGTATTGTAGATCACTTGTGTAATTTGTGTATGCAATCTATACGCTGTAATGCGTTCAAGCTGCGTTCTCAAGTGTGCGCATATAAACGGTGCTAGGTAAGGCTCAGATAAATAAGCATCGGTTAAATAGCCTTTGCAGAACTCATGACTGACTGGGCCGCGTCCAAACTCGGTTCGAGTAGTTTTGGAACCGTTGAAAATATGTCGTTTAAACTGTGTATTGATTCCAGGGTTAGATACAACTCGCTGTTTGATTTGAGTGAACGTATCTTGATCTGAGACAACTTGACGCTGATATTGGGTTCTGATCGTTGCAAGACCGCTATCAATTCGTCTGTCAAATTGTGAGGGCAAGAGTGCAGCACTGAAAATTGCCCTATCAAATTGGCTGTAAACCGTATGAGTATTATTGGCTATTAATCGATCAAATTGACTACGAATGATTGCAGAAGCTTCTACTCTGCGTTCAAACTGGGTTCTGATATCAGTGTCTGTTTCGATTCTCTGACTGACTTGAGTTCTTATGTCAGCATCAGCTTCTATTCGTCGCTGTATTTGAGTATTTATTGCAAATACATTGTCAGCAATCCTACGTTCCAATTGAGTTCTGACATCAGTATCAGTTTCGATCCGTTGCGCGATCTGAGTTTGAATATCGTTATTAACTCGTATGTGCTGCGAAACTTGAGTATTGATCTCGCCAATGCCAAAGCCTGTGGCATACGGAGAAATTAAATAGGCAAATTCAAGGTAACCGTAAAGAGTTAGATTCATCTAATTCCCCTCTGGCTTATGACGAACTTGCCATCTAGCGAAGCTCTGCGAAGTTCTTCGGTCATTTGCGGAATCAGTTTACCTCGAATGTAGCCCTCATCCATAGTCGTTTTTGCATCTATGTTGACTTCGATATTGACAACAGTATTACCTGTACTTGGCGATTGACCACGATTGATATTATTGAGCAAGCCAAGCCCAGCTGCTTCCACTCCCCTACGATTAACTATAAATTCCCCAGGTGTGAGAGCAGCAGCTACGGTATCTGTACCCATACCTGGAATATTCGCCAAATTTTCCACCAAACCGCCTTTTGCAAATTTCATGATATCGCCTGGAATTAAATCGATATCACCCCAAAGATCACCGCTCCAGCTTCCCAATCTTCCTGCCGATATACTCCAGCCAACTGCAGGGATCAATGAAAACATTGAAGACCTCTTTTACTGGTTTCATAACTTCTTCAAAAGCCTTTCTGAACATTTCCCCTGCAGCTCCAAACGCCTCATTTACAGCCTCTTTCATGCCTGAAAAATCTAGTTTAAATAAGCTAGAGAATAGTTTCCCAATAGCTCCAAAGAAATCTTTTAGTCCATTAAAAGCATCTAATAAAGGCTCAGCGATCTTCTGACCAATTTCTGAAAGCGGTTTAATGATGTTTTGATCAACAAATTCCCAGATACCCGTTAAAGCCGAAATAAATGGACTAATTATATTGTCATAGACAAAAGTCCATACCTCTTTGATTCCGTTCAACAATGGCTTGATGATGTTTTGATATACAACGTCCCAGACAGCTTTTATTCCAGAAATGAATGGTTTTATTATTGTGTCGTAGACCCAAATCCAAACGGCTTTGATAGCTTCATAAACTGGTCGCAATATATTTTCCCAGACCCAAAGCCATACAGCTCTTATCCCTTCATAAATTGGTCGTATTATATTATCCATCACCCATTGCCATACTGCTTTTATACCGTTCCATATCCATTGCCAAGCTTGGGTAAACCAATCAACACCCTTTTTAAAAGCTTCTTCAATACCATCTGTCAGATTTTGCAGCGGATCTTTTGCCGCATCCATCAATTCGCTGACTTTGAAGATTTTGGATGCTGATCCAACAAATTTATTCGCAGCAGATTGCATTGATTTAGTATCGATTGGAATTTTAGGCGGCTTGATTCCTTTAAATAAATTCATGAATCCTCGAATCAATCCTTTTATGACGCCTTGCACCATCTTTGCTACTCCTTTAACAAAGAGCTCAACCAACTTAGGCATCATTTGGATTAATTTTATGAAGATAACGGGTATCACCTCAGCAACACGCTCAAAAAGTGTAGGTAAAGCATCTAAGAATGCGGCAATAAAATCAGGTATAAGGTCAACGATTTTAACTAAGACAGCTGGT